TACTTATAAGGACTTGAAATTGTTCTACCCTTATAATCTTTAAAACTTCTTTTTACTTCTGTTCCTGAAACTCCTTTATCTACAAAAGTACCGTAACTATCCATATAGAATTGTACACTAAACCCTTCAGGAGAAGTAATTACTTTAAAGCTTAATGACTTTTCTAAATTAGTGCCACCGCCTTTAGCTTTTTGTAAATTTCCTTTTGCTCTGTTTACTACTTGTTTTCCAAAGCTATTAAGGTATCTTTCAAGAGCTTCTGTATTCATTACACTAGTGCTGCAAAGACTTCTACTTGAACATCAGTTGTTGCTGAAGGTCTTACCTCTACAGTAACTAAATCTTCTAATGTAGGAAATGCAGGAGATGCATCTTCTTCACCAATTAATGCTTCCTCAGCTTGGAATAAGATATGTGAACCACCTGCTCTTACTGTTACTTGATAATTAGTAGCTGCTGTTACATAAGCTACTTTCATATCTTGGTCATCACTTAAATTAGTTATTCTTAAGTATTTACAGTTCTCTACATCTAAAGCTCCATCTGCTCCGTGAGGAGTTGAATTAAATACTGCTACTGTTGTAGTCTGCGTGTGAGTACAAGTTAAAATTCTTTCAAATACATCTACTATTCCTGTAGTTGTTAAAGTGTTTGTAGAACCTCTGACTGAGCCGTTCAATACGACATTCTCTGTGATTGTTGTTGTTAAATCTGCCATTTTATAATTTTATTGTTATTTTAAATTTCTTCCATCCTATTTGAACTATTAGTCTTCCTATCTTGAACTTTAGCATTAGTAACCTGCACCACTTGTATTTACAGGAATATTACAAGTCTGAAAATCATTCTGAACTAATACACCTATATTAAATACAAACCCACAACATAAGTTATCAAACCTTTCTTGAAACGGCTCTATTGTAAATTGGTCTTGTGTAAAGTAGATAGGCTCGTTTATATCATTTACTCCTTCTATTGATTGTCTTGAACTATGTCTTAGCATACCTATAATATCTGTACAAATAGCTAGTGTCTGATTGAATACTTCCTGTTCGTTATTCTCTGTGTTTACAAGCTTAGTTAAAAGCTCGTGCTGTTTAGTTTGCCAATCTGACTTTTCAGATACCATATCCATAATAAACACTTGGAAGTTATATGTCAATTGACTATCACCTGTTTCAACTGATGTTGGATTTACGTGCATTAATGGAAACTTCTCCATCTTCTCAAGATTGATGTCGTAAATGTCTCCAACTGAAGTAGTGCTTATTTGTTCGTGATACTCGCCTAGTCTTAGCAAAGTGTTTACTACATTATTATAAGTCTTATTATTCACCATTTCTTTTTACTTTATTTTGTGAGTTTAAGTCTGTTTCATAACTTAACCAAGTTAAGCACTCTAACAATCCTAAATTCGTTATTCTTTCTAAGTTTACTATTTCAGCATTACACAATCTATAAAAAACCCCAAACCACGACCACTTCTCTGCAAAGCTCTCTGTTGCTATTGCGTCTTCGTTTCCTTCAGCCGCTCCATCAAATACAATGGCAAAATCTCTGACAACTCCTTCCCTAAAGTGTAAAAAAAAACCAATGCACTTTGCACTTGTTGAGCTGACATCTTTTTCATTTCTTCCGCCCTAAGCCGTATGTTTCCATCATAAGCATCAACAATATAAATATCATTCTTCTTTTCTTTTATCGGTGCATATAATACAGCCATTATCTCAGGCAAATTCTTCTCTATTCCGTTCTTTATAAAAGTCTCCAAATCTGCATATTGCCCCAAACTTATACTATCCAAATCAGGCATAAAGCCGTACTCAACACCATCTATTTCAATTATCCTTTTTAGCTTTGTATCTTGCTCTTGTTGTAGCTCTGCTATCCTGCTCATTATAACTGCTACATCTGATAAAGCTAATTCCTTTACTAACTGTTTAGGAATGTTAGATAACGCTGCTATTGTTTCTGTTGCTTCTTCAGTCTTACTACCTGTTTCAAAATCAATAAGTTGCAACCATTTTTCAAGAGTTACATCTTCCCAACTGTTAATCAATTTGAACTCTTTTACCTTACCTTCCTTTTTGACTTTTACTTTCATCTGTTATATAATAGAAATTTGTTGTTTTTAGTTTACTGCACATAATACTTACCTGCGTTTGGATTGTCTAGGTGATAAATAACATTATACCTAATACCGTCAATAGCGTGATTATAGTTATCTACATAAAGCTTAGAGCCTTTGTCAGCGTATATATAGTTATTAAGTTCTTTAGCTATGTTAGTACTCTCAGGAGTTATGACAAGTTCATAGTCTTGCATACGAGTTATACCACTTTCAATAGTTCCTTTCTTTACAGGTTTGATGTTTACTCCTAAATGTCTAAGGTCTGCTATTAGTCTTGGCTCTGCACTATCAGCAATGATAAGCTTGTTGTCTACTTTGTCTAATATGATTTTTGCCAACTCATTTGACTTTATACCGTTTTTATAGATATGTTCTTTTAAATATATCTTACGCTTCCTTTTGTCAATAGCTACTTCTGTAAGACTGTCAGGGTCTACACTAAAACCAAAGTCCATTCCACAAGAAGTCTGAAGTCCATCAGGATTAAATTCTCCTATTGACCAATTCTCAAATACTACTCCTTCTGCCTTGTCTAACCAACCCCCAAGTATTTTGTGTTGGTACTTTTTAAAGTTTCTGTGCTTTATAGTCTTAATACGCTCTAGGAAGCTCTGAGAGAGATTATCTTTGTTGTCTAGGTATGTACTATGTATATAGCATACATTGTCTCTAACGCCGTTAAAACCTGCTGCTACTCCTTTGTCTTCAAAGAACCTTTTATATATCCAATGTTCTTTAGTAACAGGATTTAGTATAAGTATAATTCTATTTTGTATTCCTTTTTCTCTAATACTTAAATCAATAGTATCAAAGATATCCTCATCAATAAGTTCCTCAGCTTCATCAAGTACCCAAGTGCTTATTCCTTGTAATGACTTTAGACTTGCTGTCTGATTACCTGCTGATGTCTTAATACCTCTAAATAAAATATCTGACTTGTTTCCTAAATTTAAAACCTCAGCTTTGTTTACGCTAAAGATGTTTTCAAACCCTAACAGACTTATCTTTTCTAAGAACTCAGGAATGATAGATAAGTGAGCTGATACCATTGTAAATCTTGTAAACAATACCCTTATGTTCTTAGACATAGTAAGTAAAGTCAAAAAGACTGTAACAGCAAAAGACTTACCTGAACCCCTACCACCTGTAATTATAAAGTATCTAGCGTCAGAATTAAATAGAGGGTTATATTTATTACTCAGTATCAGTTTCTACAAATGTTATTAAAGGCATATTGATACTATCATCATTTGTTGTAACATCTACCCTTTGTTGAGGTTTACCGTAAAAGTATTCAAAGAACAGTTTGACTGCCCATTGCTCTTTCTTGTCAATACCACTTTCTAAAGACTTTAAAGCCTTCTCGTTCATTGGTGTTAAGTTCTCTATTAACTTTTGTTCTGCTGCCTTAGACTTTCGCCCTGCACCCTTTCTAGCACCTCCATTGTTTATTCGTTTATCCATAATTGAAATAGATTGATTATTCAATCCGTATTATATAATAGAAATTACTCGTATTCGTTTGGAAGCATAAGTCTTATACCTAAGTCAGTTAAAGCCCACACTCTTATTTGCTCTGTGTATTGCTCAAATTGTTTAGTGTTTAAAGCTGTTGTACTTCCTATTTTATTTATTGCTATTTGATTATCGTTAATACTTATCATTTCATATTCAGACAAAAACTTAGCTCTTAAAACATCGTGCATTTCATTTGGAAAATATCCTAATTCTTCTGCTAGTCCTTGTACGATACATTTCCAATAGTAACTGTTCTGCATATTGCTACGTGTGTTTCTTTGTTTCTTTACACTTACTATGTAGTCGTTCTCTAATTCCTTTAGGTAACTGAATAGGCTTTGCTTATCTCTTTTGTCTTTTATTACAAACTTCATTTAGTAGTCTTCATTTATTCCTCTTTCGCCTATGAGCTTTTCTTTTGCACCTGCCCATAGCTTATCACCTCTTTTTTTTTTACTTAATGATGCTTCAGTTCTTTTAAGGCTTGGCATACCGTCTGTTGGCTCTGAGTCCATCCATTTACCACAACTACATTGAGCTTCTTTGCATACCCATTTCTTATCCCTTAAAACTATTGTAGCTTTGCCAACTTCTTTTTGTTCTTTACCACATTCGCAACTATATAGTGTCATCTTATTCTATTATTTTTAAATCCCTTCCTTCATTCTTAGCAATTCGGATTATTGTTTTAAAAAGTTTCTTTCGTTCTAAGTTAGTTTCACACCATATAAATTGAGTGTCGTTCATACCATCTAAATTTAATTGTAACCCAAATCTAGTTCCTTTATTTTCTCCTTCTTTATATCCATATTTTTTAACTACTCCTTTCCAAGTAACTAATTCTATTGTTTCTTTCATCATTTCTTATTTGCTTAATCTGTCTAATTCAAAGTGTAAGTGATTAATTGCTTTCTGTATATCTTGTTTTATAGGATTGTCAGGTTTATGACCTGCACGTAAAAGATAACTGATTGCAGTTCCTAAGTTGTAGCTATCAGGTTGAAAGTCCTCTACTACTTTTCTAGCTGAGTAACCGTACTTCTTTCCTGAGTAGTAACTTGGTTCAGGTGTTGCTTTATAATCTAAGTCTATTGGCATATTTTCTAGGTTTTTAATTAGTTTCTCGTTCTGTGTCATTATTTAAAAGTTTTAAAAGTTGGTGCGGTGTGTATATTCTGCTATCTCCGTCATAGTTTTCAAAGATACAAGTAAAGTTATCGTTTTCCCAAGTCCAAAGACTTCTGACGTTCTTTTTAATGTGGCTGTTTAATACCCATTTAATTGTTTTGTAAGTTCTTTTCATATCTATTGTTTTAGTTATGAATACGCTAAGGGTTCAGAAAAAAATAAGAAAATAACCGCTTTGTTATTTAAGTTAAGTTTAGCCCTTAGCATATTCTTTATATAGTTTTTTTATTCCGTCAAAGCAAGTTGATATACAAGAGCCACAATTCGTTCTTACATTGTAGTTAGTATTGTAAATTGTATTGTAGGTTTCAATCATTCTCTTTTTAGCTGCTTGGTCTTTTGCTCTACCTGTTTTTAAGTCTTTCCACATATCTAATATTTCATCTACTATTTCCTGTGGCAAAGTATCAGGTGTTTCTATCTCAGTTGTTTTCTCCCACTTCTTTTGACTACACCCCATTGGTGCAAGTCTAGCTTTTATCTTCATAAAACAGCCACAGTCCTTACAAGTTCCTGTAGGTTTAAAATAATAAACACAAGACTTACAAATAGTAATCCTATCTTCATAGACTTCATTAGGTACAAAGAACTTATTCATTCAATTCTTTTTTAAGTATTTCTCTTACCTTATCTATTGTAGTAAATAAACTGTTTCTACTTATTCCTGTTTTCTTAGCTAGACTGTCTAACGTTTCGCCTGAGTAATATAACTCAAATATCTTTTTATCGTACCAAGTTTGTTTATCTAATACTTGGTCAATTTCTTCTAGCTTCTCCCATTTATAGTTGCTTTCTATTTCTTCAGGTAAGTTATAGATACTTTTATGAAAAGCGTTCTGACTAGATGTTGGTGTATATACTCCTACTAAATTAGTGTAGTATTTTTTATACTTATAATAGAAAGGACTTCTAACACTTGTTAGACTTCTTCTTAATACTACTGCACCGTAACCTTTTATTCCTTTGATACCATCTTTCTCATAAATGTTTTTTAATGTTTCAGGGTTCATCTGTAGGAAATACAAGAACATTTCTTGACAAGCGTCATTAATAGCTTCTTCATCTTGCGTTATACCGTAACACATATTTCTAAAAAAAGAACTTAGCTTAGATATTTCTGCGTATATATCAGTCATTTATTTGTTCTAAAGTGTCTATCTTATCTACTACATCAAAAACCATTTCATCTAATACAGTTTTATAAGCTCTAAGTGTAGGTGCGTTTGTTTTAGTTTCAAGCCCTGCAAAGAAACCATTTGTAGCTACTGATAAGTTAATTGGTATTACCATCATCCAATCGTACCAATTATTTTCTCTAACTCCTTTGCCATAATTGTTGTGGTATTCCAAGATAGTATCTACTACATCTAAATAATTATTGTATCTTGATTTTGAACTTACATCTT